GCAGGGAAAGTTATGTTACCACCAAATTGAGTAATACCATCCTCCTTAAGTATCATCCAGTTTGAAGCATTACCTCGCCATTCATAGTAAGAGTTTGCTGCAGTTCCATCATAATAGTATCTAAACTGAGCACCATCTGCATCGGTTCCTTCATTAAAGAGGAATCCTTTATAGTAACCAACCCCGGAGAACATCTGTATCCACCCTGCTGTATTGTTCTCAAAGCAAGCTATTGTACCACCAATACAATCAACGGATATACCGTCATCATTATAGAAAACCTGTAGTCTAGCATTACTATGTTCACTCGGACTAGTTCCAATAAGTAAATTACCACTATAAGAGAGCACCATAAACTGAGTCCAAGTAATTGTACCTGTGCCTGAACCACTCCTATACCATGCGTGTCTCCCTCCACCTTGAAAATAGAGTGATGCTTCATCATTGAGTATATGTTGATAAGAAGGTGTATCATCAATAGAAGCACCCTGCATCAGGAGCAGATTTTCGCCACCACCAACTGATGCTTGAGAAGCTAGAACTGCTGTTCCACCAATCTGAATAGAATCATATGTGGAACCATAGCTATCAGGGGCAGTACCACCAATCGAAACATGACCGGCACTGTTTACCCTCATTCTGGTGATGCCACCGGTTCCCAATATAAACCCATCTCCATCAGCTCCCGCAAATACTGATGTTGAACTTGCTGTGGTACTGTCTCTAAAGGATATATAAGCGTATCGGTCACCATCACCTGAGAATACAGCAACTACTTCATTAGTCCCAGATTCAAACCAAGCAGAGGTCGCATTACCACCATCAACAACAAACCGATAAGAACCAACAGCAGCATTGATAGCTAGACTCCCATCAATTACAACATCCTGTTGGAATGTAAAGTCTCCAGTGATATCCCTACTTCCATTAACAAGTACGTATTGAGAATGGTCATCATCACTAAGCCCGGTCAATCCACCGTGGTCTGGAGCACCCTCATTCTTATAGCTTACAGAGACCCACCAATCACTCCCGGTACCGGCCACCACTTTACAGGTTGCATTCTGATAGTCGAGTGAGTAACTTGCACTACCATCTACAGTATCAGAACCAGACCCTTCTATAATCACAGAGTTTCCACTGGCATCTATCTTTCGGATATAAAAGACTTTCCCTTGGATACTGGTTGCTATCAATGGGAGTGCAATTGTGACATCACCACTGGTAGTATCAACCGGTAGATACTCTGAGTTCAACGATACCGTAGTATTACTAGTGATATCAGCGATAATCTTAGTATCATTATCTACTCGTTCAAGTTGCCGAGTCAGTGGATTAAGTTCTTGTATTGCCATTAGCTACACGTAATCACTCGTTTAGGAGGGTCTGATGTTTCTTCAAAAGATACAATCCATAGATTTGATAAGCTCTTATGTAAGCCACCACTGTTCTCTGCTATATATGGTTCTCCACTAATTCCGCCAGTTACATCACTTGCGAAGATAGATTGTATCCATATACTAAACTCTTTTGACCAGTTGTAGGACTCCCATTGTGAATCTGTTACATCCAATATTGTAGTTGAACACCCAGATTGTCTATAAAAGAGCATTGAAGCGATTGACCATGCATTAGAACCCGGTGTATCTATCGGGTCTTGTGGTACATATTCATTATCTGCAGCGGATTCTACATAATCATCAAGAGCAGCATGAACTTTAAATCCACCAAGTGAAGACCTGAAAGTCTGAGAACTCCCCATAATAGTACTAAAAGATGCGCCCGGAAACCAAGCGTATATCTTTGCTTCTGCATCTGTTACATGACTGACGAATACAGTCAGCATAGTAGCTGCGCCATATATATTATACTTAGAGGCTAACACCCTCTGGTCACAGAGAAAATTAGGTGTATAGCTTGCAGAACCAATACACACCTGAAAGATACTTAAATCTCCCTTTTGTGCTGTACCACTTGCTTCATTACTACTGAAGTAAATTGCACTCCCAAGTACTCCAGTATCCGTATATCCAATCCCTGATACACTCATGATTAATCCTCAGAATATTCAATAGATACGTGCAGGAATGTTACTGTACCAGACTTAGCTGATGTCTCAAGCCATACCCACGAGTTCGCAGGAACAGTGGCATCATCAAAAGATGTATCCTCAGTACCAGACTGACTAGTGATTGTAGCACTGTTAATCTGAGTTCCTGCAGATGACCGGTCAGTATCATGTTTAATCTGTACAGTTACACTTGGGGTAGCCCCTTTGACAACACTGGTAATCTGAGTAATAGTAATAGCCACATCAGTATAGAACAGTGTGATATCTTCAGAGTCAGTTGGTGATTCAACAGTTACGGACTTAGTTAAGTTTGGAGTTCCTATCCCATCAACTTCTGCTTCCAAAGTATCAAATGCAGCTTCAACAGCTTCAGAGATATCATTGATATCTGAGGCATTTGCCGGGTCACCATCAACTATGGGGGTAGGGGGTGTATAGTGGTCTGACATTGAAATTCTCCTTATTGCCTAATAGACTCCATGGTATAGTCTGTTGTTAAATTATGTACTGTATGCTGTTGAGCAAACTTACTTTCAGTTCTCAGTATGATAGCCATATTCTGCCCATGCCCTGTAATATAAAGAATAGGCTTACCAATGGCACCAGACCCCCACGAGAAGGAACCCCAGAGAATACCGGAACCCCACAAGTTAGAACCTGCAGCGAGTGTAGCATCTTCTGGACTTGCTTTTTTTAAAGAAGAGTCTCCGTAATCAAATACAGGACCTACATTAAATGTGGTATCACTCTTACAGTCAACCTCAAAGACTAATCTTTGGAATTGTTTCCAGTTTCTCGGTGATCCATAATGATAATAACTAGTTGTAAAATAAGCTGCTATCTCTGTACCATCAAATGAAGTCCCAGACTCCATTTGATAAATATACCCGTCATCATCACCAATGATTAGCATATCTGTTCCATTGGACATTACTCCTTGTGTTGCTACTACAACCCTGTGCTGAAGTTCAAATCTCCCTATACCTTTCAGTCTCCCTTTATACATCGTAAATGTATATCCGTTTGAAGCAGAAGCATTGTAGTTATCATGGAATACATAATACCTGCCATTCTGGTTATCCATTAGTGAGCAGGTTATATCGGCTTTAATATCGAGATAGTCTGCAACTATTTTATCGGATAGTTGCTCTGTACTGAACCCACCGGTCTCAACACTTGGAAGCATTCGAGAGACAGATCGATCACTACAGAAGAAAGTTGTTTCATGGTGTGACTCTACTGTATCTATTAGTGCACCTGTGTTAGTAGAGAACTCATCCAGTTTGAATATGAATTGATTACTCGTGGAACCATAGTGAAGTATCCATGTTCCATTTTCTGTAAAGATAAGTAAGATACCCGCTGTCGGAACAATACCTGTTACCTCTTGGCCCAAGAAGATTTCACCTGCCGTTCCTGTCGCAGCGTCAAAGTCCGTAGGGTCTCCAACGGTACTGAATAAGATGTGTCCATTCGGGTACACTAAGAACAACCTGTTCTCCCATGCACCTATATCTATCGGGTACTTGCTTGATGGTAAACTCGCAGATGTTACATTAACATATGTACTGGAGCCTGTCCATACAAAGAATCCCTCGGTTACACCATCAACCCAGAACATAGTCTCGGATAGTGGACTAGCTACTGGATACTCAGCGAATCGTGCTGTGATACACTTTACTTCACCATTGGCTGACATCTCTGTTGCAGCAGCATTTACCTTCACCCACCCTGCTACAGAGGACTGATACATATCTGTATTAGAGGGAGTTGCAGTGTCATTCTGGAATCCTATCACTAGGTTCTTGAATACATGGAGACCACGAACTTGCCCATCACCCGGTAGCGCAGTGATTAATGCTCTTTGGACTTCCCTGTTGGCATCTTTATATTTATCAGCCGTAGCAGGAGTAGCGGGAGCACCACCAACAAGTTCAAGAGTCCACCAAGTATTATCATCAGGAGTCGTAGAATCTGGAGCATTACTGCCTGAACCACTAGCCTGAGCACATACGAAAACATAACCACCGTGAGATACACGATCATAGAGATCGTAGTCAGCACCAGTGGCATAAACTGATACAGTCTCAAGGGGAATTGTACTAGCCAGTGTTTGTCCATCATATCTCTCATACCCCTGCATTCTTTGGTATCCAGAGAAAGCACCACCTATCACGTTATAATTGGTACACTGGAACATTTCCCCCGGTCCACGTTCCATGTTTGCAATTTCCGTGTTAAGTCCACCCCTAAGATCAAATGACTTTAATCTAGGTGCTTGTACTCGAATCTTTTGATTTAACATTAGCAAATCCCCACTACGTTTGCCTTTCTAGCAGGTAGTTCGGACCTCATCATCTGTCCCATCATCATGTCTGCCCTGTTGTTCAAGGTTGCAAAGATATTAGGTTGACCTAAGAAAGATGCCATATAAGCACCACCAAGGTACACAATAAGATTATGAAAAGCAGGAGGCAGCAGTGGTACATCAGCATTGTCTGCGAGTACAACCGGTACTGTGTAATAGTGAGCTGTTATATCATAGATAGCATCAGGTGGATTAAGATACAAATGTTTATCTACAGGGTCCACAGCATAGAGGGATGGTGCAGCGTTTGATTGATTTTCAATCTCATCAGACAGAAACTCTGTATATGGGATATGACGGAAGTAGGTTCTCTCACCACTAGAATTCGTGGAGTAAATCATATCATTCTTCCATCTCCCAAGATCGGTGAGAGTCATATCATTTAATGAGTACTCATACTTACCGGCTGTCGTACTGAAGTTCACAGAGGATAGCATAAAAGGCCAATTCTTTCTCATGCTCTGAATGTCTACCCAAGCATCTGCGATAAACTTCGCGAGAGTCTGCTGATACTGAGAGGAACTTAGAACAGAAGACATTGTGCCTTGCAAGCCTACAGCTTGATGGGCTTTCTGGCAAATCTCAAGATAAGTCATTGTCAACTCCTATGCATCCGGATGCATTTATACCTGTTTAATTATATAACCCGATTCTTCATTTCCAAGGATGATGTGATCCATATCACTAAGTCCTTGTTTTTTCATGGCTGACCTAGCTGCAGCTTCAGTCTTAAACGGAGTATTATCCGTCTTGGTGATTATATCCTTTTCACCAACTTTACCTAAGGTGACTACATCGTCTCCTTCTGCAGGTTCAATGGGAGTATCACTAAGTACTTCCCAAGGGTGTCCATCGATTTTGAGCATATCAGGGCGAATCTCATATACAACCCCGGTGTCCTTGTTTTTTGCTAAAATCCATTCACGATTATCCATTTTGTTCTCCCGGTAGGAATCCCCGGAGTGCCCCGAAGGGCACCCCAGAGAAGTTAAGATTAGTTAGTTAGATTAACCCGGTGTACAAATCAAGGTTGCAATAGCTTCGCTACGTACAACTTTGATACCGTATACCCACAGAGTTCTCCAGTATTCACCGAAGGAAGTCGGGATTTTCAACTGGTCAACCTTGCTCAACTGCAGAGCAAAGGAAGTAGCCAACTTGACACCCGCGACTACATGATACTCTGTCTCACCTGTAGCGGTGGAGTAGACGCTGTTATTGACGAATACCTTACAACCGTCGATCATGCCGATCAAACCTGTACGGACAACACCGGTGGTATCACCAGAGAAGTCAGCAGCTTTAATATCGGACAGCTTCAGTCGAGAGGCATACCATGCAGGTATGATTACGAAACGATCCATCTGGGGGATGTTCTGCTCATCGAGGGCCTGATTCAGGTCAACGATTTTGTCCAGAGCATTAGTCCGGTCTACATGGATATTGGTCGAATCACCGGCAGCACCGAGTGCGATGTTACTAGAGATCAAACCTGCTGTATTGCCGGTGTTGGATGCATGAGCACCAGTGCCCATGGCTGTCAACACATCAATGTCAACCTTGACTTTCAGACGCTCGGAAGCATCCGTAGCATACATATTCATCAGGTCAACGTCCATCTGAACTACGTCGATATCATCGATCTGGAATGCCACATACTTACCATAACTAATCGTCATGGTCGTAGCATCTTCTGCCGGTACCTCATAGGATACCGTACCACCTTTGATGTAATCATTAACGGTCATTTCAGGAGCTTTACGAATCCGGATGGTATCACCCATTTTCTTAAACTCTCCCTCATAGTCGGTATTGGTTACTTCATTCCAAACGGTGCTCTTATAGAAATCAAAGAGGACTTTCTTTGCGAACAAACGCGGAATATACCAAGGTGCGCCATCGACATCACCAAGGTCACCGGCGGTGTCCGAGTATACAGCATCATTTCTCTTGAAGACTTCATTTGTAATTGTTAAAGTTCCCACTGTTATATCTCCTTATAACGGGAACAGGACATGGATGGTTTACTTACGACGCATCCCTAAATTTCGGAGATGCTCATCAATCATCCTCTCCATTTCCTGTTGTGCTTTTGGTCGGTTACGGAACTTACCCCTTGCAACATCAAGATAAAACTGATCTATCTGTTTAAGGGTTAGCCCCTGTTTCTTCTGCCTATTTTGTGGCGGAGTTTTAGTTTCTCCCTGCTTACCAACCGGAGTCACTTTACTTGCAAGTTTATCCTTCGGTTTCTGGAGTCTCTGCCACTCCTTGAAGAATTCAGCTACTCGACCGACATCCCCATTTGCTTGAGCACGTAAGAAGAGTGTTTCCCTCGGAACTCCAGATACTTCATCTGGATGTTTCATCCAAGCTAACCATCTAGGATTCCTGTCAAGCTCTGCATAATTCGGAACGATCTTTGCTAACGTAGCAAGAAACTCGTTCTGAATGGCTTTCTTTTCCTCTTCGACAGCTTTGGACTGTTCTTTCTTTCGAGCCTCTCTCTCCTTCTCAAGTTCTGACTTGAGAGGTGCAACAGCACTTTCCAACATAGCGTCGTTGTACTTTTGCATGGCTTTCAGCGTTTCTTCACCAATCAGGTCACGCTCTTCGTCGGAGAAAATCTGGGAGATATCCCTTTTCTTCTCTGATGTAATCTTCGCGAATTTCTTCGTGAGATCATCAATCTGGTCTCTGAGAGTTAAGTTCTCCTCCTGTGCTGCAAGGAGCGATCTCCTGAGTCCACTGATTGTTATATCAGCATGAGCTTTGTAAGTTTTGAAACGTGATTCCCATTCCTCGGGTTCGTCGGCTTTCGCTGCACCATCATCCCCTTTAGCCTCGTCGTGTTCTGCGGTTACCTCATCTACCTCATCTTCTGGTTCCGGTTCCAGTTCAGGGTTAGTGGTAGACAAATCATCATCGAGTTCCTCTGGTTTTGTCTGATGCTCTACTGGAGGTGCTTGAGTTTTATTCTTCTCATCACGATTCCTGTAGATTTCCTTCTCTGCTGCCTCAATTTCAGCAGCTAATTTGTCGCGGTGTGCCATTTGGCATCTCCCTATATACTGTGGTTACGATCACTCCGGGCTGCACAATGCAGTTGATCGGCTTTAGTGGATAACCTTAGTAAGTAAGTCTATAAGGTCCCTAGTGACATTTCTCTGTCCCTGAGCAAACCTTAGTTGAATTATATCTGGTGATTTATCAAGGATTAAAAGCTGATCTGCTTCTAACCGTTGAAGATATTTTAGTAAAGTTCTTGGAGTGCAGTTGTCAATAGCTGCAGCTTTAAGATGTACTGCTGAGTCCATTAGATACCTTCACCTTGTTTTAGTTTAAGGGCAACCTCTTGAGTCTGACGTGCATTCCTACCATCTTCCTCAACGAATTTACCGGCTGCATCATTAGCATCCTTCTTGGCCTGACGTTGAAGTTTAAGTATCTCTACCTGAATCTTATCGTCATGCTGCTGCATCTTAGCCTGAAGTTCCTGCAGCCTTTCCTGCATGGAGACCTGATGCATACGCTCCTGACCTTCGATCTGGATTTGAGTAGACTGTACTCCACGGTTAGCTTTAGCCTCTTCTGCCCTCTGCTCTGCCATAGCAAGCTCTTGCTGTGCTATTTGTTTCTTCTTCATCTGCTGTTTCAGTTCGAAGTCTGTAGGAATAACATTTGGTAACCCTAAGTCATCTGCCATACGTCGTAGTATCGCAGCCCTACCGGTCACATCCATAACCTCGATATCAATCGGGTTGGAAGTAGCCATTAAGAATTCATTCCTCTTGGTAGCCTCAGCACCCTTGATAGTCAAGGTACCTGACCCAACAGTAACCACGTTAATATCTCCAGTGTAATTAAAGTCTCTCCCCATGTTGAGCATATTATAATGGAACTGGTACATGATACGTGGTTTTATTAGACCCTCATCGATATTACGGATGCAGTCTTTGATTATCTTTGATGTACTCTCGAGTAACAGGGCGAGACCTTGAGCTGTCTGTGCAGCACCACCGGTTCGTTCATTCCCATAGGCATACTTCGGTATACCTGTGATATCATCTGCTTTCTCTTCGAATACATTGTAAACTTTGAGAAGTGACTCTGCGTTAGACTGCGGTTGCCAGAACTGAATAGCCCTGCCACCCGATCCAGTAGGATCACTTCGTAGCTGCCATATCTTGAACGGAGTAATATCGTCAATGGCACCATTGTCTGCTAAACGATCTACATATATCTCAATCTGAGGACCGGAAGCAATACCGAGGTTATTAGCCAAGGCCCGGGCAACAGCATTACACATCCTCTGAACAGACTCCATTAACTTAGGAAGTGACTTACCCCAGAAGGACCCGGGGATATTCATAAAGGATGCTTTAAAGTAGGGCCGTCTTTGCAGCGGATCATCATTGATCACACATTTAACAACACGGTTCCCGATAAGGATCGCTTCAATCTGGACTATATCATTATCATCCTGCTTGTCTAACTCTTCAATTTTATTATCGAGTTTCCAATCTCGGATGTTCTTTACTCGGGTATTTCCCCAGAAGTGAATGGCATGAATCTCATCCATCATTGTCTCTGAGAATCTACCCCTCTGTTCCAGATCGTTCTTGTCCTGCTCAACTGAAAAGTCATACCAAGAACCACGGATACCCATTTCGTAATCTTCAATTACCTCGTCAAGCATATCATCGTGGAAACCTTCGACTCCCTTCATGGCTTCAACTTGTGCTAAATCAAACCTCATGTGTTCACACAAGTTTCCATCATTGATCCCTTTAGCCGAAGGACTCGGGTATATATCAAACGGAGATACCCTGATGTTAGAGAACTTATATCCAAGTACCTCTTCAACAGCTCCATTTTTCCACATTAGTTTCTTGCGGTTCTGTACAACAGGACCCTTCAGAAATGCTGTGGGGTAAACCACAAAGTCATCAAGAAAATCTGAGAGAGCTTGGTCCCAATCGCCCTCAACGAGTTGATCTTTGATCCTTCGTTCCATTCTCTGTAACTGAAACTTTGCTTCCCTGAATATCTCTTCTTGTACAGCATTCTGGATGTCTCTCTTCCTCTGGTTGATCTCTCTGATTGTTTCCTGAGCAGCTTCAGTAGGAGATGCTCCACCGGTTTGACCTTGAGGCTTTGCCTGTTGCTGTGCTGCAACAAGAGTAGCGAACTCTTTCTCAAGAGACTTGGTTAATATTGATCTTATATCTTCGGGGAGGTCCTCTACCGGGGTAGGTTCAATACTCCACGGATCACCTTGGGATGGTTTAAGGATGTCGGCAATCCATGACTTTGCTGCTCGAGACTTAGTTGCTGTAAGATTCATGAATATCTCAGAACCTTTAGCCCTTTTAATTCTCTCTATATCTTCGGCAGAGTACTCTCCATTAAAAGCCTTTTGAGAGTCTATGATGTCATCTTCGATCCCTGACTCTTCCTTGGCTCGACGGTTGTTTTCAAATACTGTTGTAATGTGAGAGACTAAACCATCATAGTTAATCTCTATCCCTGTATCTGAAATACCAATAGCCGAAGCCTCATCAGCTTGACGTAGTATATCTTTTGTGGATAATATCTGCAGAGAGATGCCCCCTGCATTAGTTATGTCTGCCATGGCTTATCCTTAGTGGTCAGCGAGTACGATTTGTTCATATGGACTTATAAGGTTGGGTGTAAGCTCTTCCTTCTTATCCATCTCTAAGAGTCTATTTTTAAGCATCTCAGCCATTACATCCCCTATCTCTATTGTGACATAATCATCCTCTGGATTTTCAGGTTGATTCCATCTAACCTGACCATTAGGAAGTGAGACAAACTTCAATCGAGCGTGTTCTTCATCAGAAAAACTAAGTTTCTCTCTGAGTTCGCGGAGTAATTTTAGATTGAGAAAAGACCCTTTATCGGGGAGAATACTCCCAAGAGCTAATCGTTCACTGGTATTTACTTTAAGTGTTTTCATTATGTTACCCGATGCCCGGAAGAAATCCGTGGGGAGCCTTGCCGGGTACAAGGAGTTCGGACTGCAGCCCTATCCCCACGGAAAGTTGACAATAGATTTTCCTTTCGGTTTACATTAAGTTGTCAATTAAGTAGCAGTGAAAGTAAATGAGGAGGCTGCAAAGGACTGACCACTGGCGAACCAGTTAGTTCCATCAGAGACCAACTCAACGAAGTCACCTATATCAGCATTAGTCTGAGCAAATGTAATAGTGTCCTCATCGGAACCGGGAACCAGAGTGTTGTTCACATTCTGGAGACCTTGGATTACATTAGCTCCACCTTTACTTACAACTGTGTAAGCACCAGTAGCCGGGATTGTTCCGACAATAAACTTAAACCGCTTACCTGCTTTTGGGGTTGGAAGTGTTACTGCAATACCTGCAGCAGCATTCAGAACATATGTCCTGTTGTTTGCTTCCTCAGGGATAGTATAAGCTGCCGTGAGGGAGACTGCACCATCCATGTGTAAATTTCCTACGTGTAACTGTTCAAACCTAGCCATTGTATTTCTCCTGTCGTTCGACCCCCGAACTCTCGAGTTAACGGCTCAACATTTCACGGACCATCCGATCATATTGCGGGGGCACTTATTGATTTAAGATTCCTGATGTTACAACATTCACAACGAATGCTATAATATCCTCGTCTTCTTGTATTATTTGTTTCTTTCTTCCATCTGTTACATAAGCCCAATCTGTTACCGCGACTCCCCCCGCTTCTGTTGTTGCTTTGCTCACGAGTACTGTAGCACCATACTCAACTAGAGTCAGTGCAGCTACATTAGTAACTATATTAGTATCCGCTGATACATCAACTGTTGCATTATGAACAGCCAGTGTGAGCTGTGCGAGTGTAGCCGGTACATTAATCTCAGCATTAACTGTAGCTGCATACTCCGTTAAACTCAGAGAGTCGGTTATTGTATTAACATCTACATCTGTACCAAGTTGTGCTCCATACTCAGTAAGCGTGAGAGTATCTGTAGTAGCTTCTACATTTATCTCAGCGTTAACATTCGCAGCGTACTCGGTTAAACTCAGTGAATCAGTGGTAGCTTCTACATTAGTCTCTGCGTTGACACCCGCAGCGTACTCAGTTAAACTCAGAGAATCAGTTGTAGCCTCTATGTTAGTTTCTGCATTGACATCCGCAGCGTACTCAGTTAAACTCAGGGAATCAGCAGTAGCCTCTACGTTAATCTCTGCATTAACTCCTGCAGCGTACTCTGTAAGACTGAGGGTATCAGTCGTAGCCTCTATGTTAGTCTCAGCGTTAACTCCTGCTGCATACTCAGTGAGGCTTAGTGAGTCAGTAGTTGCTTCTACGTTAACCTCTGCGTTAACATCAGCAGCATATTCAGTGAGACTCAGGGAGTCAGTCGTTGCATCAACACTTACATCAAGTGAAACAGTTGATTGGTACTCCGTAATACTTAGAGTATCAGTAGTTGCTTCTACGTTAGTCTCTGCATTAACATCGGCAGTATACTCTGTCAGACTTAAAGCATCTGGTTGAGTTTCTACGTTTATCTCAGCATTAACATTAGAAGCGTACTCAGTAAGACTCAGTGAGTCTGTAGATGCACCTACTTCAATATCAAGAGATACGGTAGAAGCATACTCCGTTATACTTAATGTGTCAGTAGTAGCTTCAACATTTGTTTCAGCGTTGACATCTGCAGCATACTCTGTGAGACTAAGAGCATCAGTTGTTGCATTTACTTCTACTGCTTCGGTTGCTGTAGTATAGGTACCTGCAACAATCTTATCCCAATCTTCTTCTGTCTTGACTACGTTCCAAACTGCTATATCACTGAAGACACCTTCTAGTTCATAATCATAATCAGATATCCTGAAGTCTTCAGTAGATGTCGAGAAGCTCGCACCGGAACCACTGGTGTTGACTATCTCAGCGTCAGCGTCATGGTCATACAGTCGGAACGTATAACTCCCCGAACTGTGGGTAACCATAACGGTGTACCAGACACCTGCTTCTGTATAAACTGGAGTGCCTAAACTCCCGGTATCAAAGAAATAATCTGCAGTATCACCAAAGGCAATTATATTATTACCAGAGTTATACTCGATTGCCAAGGTTGCATCAGGGGGCCATGAGTCCGGGCCATGCCAGATGAGAACCTGTTTGGCACTGATGGTGTCATACTTGAAGGTCACCAACCATGTAAAGGTTGTGCCCTCACCGTCTGCTAATGGGAACCCAGAACTAAAGCTACCATCAGACTCATAGTACCAAGAGTTTGCACTCGGTCTTACACCACCGGTTCCCCACCAGTAGTCGTAAGTCTCTGAGTTCATGGCAGAACCACCCAATGTCAGGGTGTTTCCATTCCCAGAGGAGTCAGTAGTTAATGCACCGGGTTCAAACTGCCACCAAGCACACAGCCCGGTATCACCATCATAATCATTCTGCAGAGTCCGTGGGTACTCATTTGCAATAATTGCATCTTGGTCTCGCATACTGCGGACAGTATTGAACACCAAGAATTCATCCAAGTCACCACGGAACCACTGCGATTCATCATTGTAATCTGAGATGATAAAGTCATCTGTATTGGCACCAACGGTAACTGCTTCAGCACGTATATCATCTATGAAAGCCCCTGCAGTATCATCCCAGATACGGAGGTTAGCACTTGTACCACTATCAATAGATAGCATACAATGGTACCAACGTCCGGTAACCATCGAGGATGAAGTAAAGGAAGAACCCCACCCATCATTATAAATCTGAATATAACCACTGGACTTACAGGATACAATAAGGTCACCATTAAGACCTTTCTTCATTGCGTATCCGTTATCAGTCTGGTCGTCCCAATACATCCACCACATGAATGTACCGGTTGTACCCCCACCATTCTTGAATGGGAACCCGGATACTAGGTCGCTATCAGCGATTGAAAAGGCACCATTACTTGTAAGAAAGTCAGCGGAACACGCACCTTGTTTATAGTTGCCTGTGTTCTCGTCAACGGTGCCATCCTCAACAAAAACACCAGCTGAGTGATTCCCAGAACTATCAGTAGTTAATGCTCCAGACTCGAACTGCATCCAGAGTTTACAATCTGAATCCCCTGAGAAATCATTACCGGGGAGTCCGGGGTCAACACCTGCATTATACTCTGTTATAGTCAGTGTATCAGTAGTAGCACTGACGTTTACATTTGGGTTATCCTCAATAATCTCGATGAGTTGTCCTGCGTTCTCATCGGTTGCTGACCAAGTAACCGTTATAGTTCCTGCTGTATCACCGGAGAGACTATCAGCAACATAGAAAGATATGTCTGATGTACTGGAAGTACCAGTACCGCTGTCTGCTAACTCAGCAAAACCTTGGTTATTAGAAGCAGGGTCACCATCACCACCACGGAAAACACCTGCTGTAAGTAAGCAGTTAGCAGTAGTTGAATATGATATAGAGTAATTGTCTGTAGTACCTGCATTATCAACATCTTCATCAATGTAAGTTGTTGCAGCAGCTACAGAATCAGTAACAGTTCCCTTATAGTTAATGGCTGTGAAATGACCATTATCATTACTAGAAACTGTATATGTAATATTCGCAGTTGTGGCCGTGGGGTTAACTAGACCATAAATCCAGTTCCTTACGTCACCACTGGTTCCTGCAGTACTAGCATGAATAAGGGTCATCGCCTCGGAGCTATTCCAAACCGGCTCCGTATCCATTGTCTCCTGAGCTTCTGCTGAAATCACAAGGATTAACAGCGTAGTATCAGCATCAACGGTGTGTGACTGACTTACCGAGCTAGTTGTACCGGATGTACTCCAAGTGGTGACGGTTCCACCACGAGTAACAGCCATAACTTACCTTCCTTACGGATTAGTAATAGTAAAGATTCCGTTTGTGTGCCAAGTGATAGTAAGGTCACCTGCTTGCATATCTACCGGGCCACCGAGGTCTACATAAGCAATACCCTGACCTGAAGTTACATGATAGATAAGACCCCAATAGGCATCAGTATCATTACTACCATCCTGTACCCACGTCGGGTTAGTATCAGAATCAAATTTCATAGCAGCACCGGTCTGTGTAACACACGTACCCAAGTTACCGAGGGATGTTCCACCGGATGGGTAAGTACCACCTGTGCCTACCTGAGTAAAGTCAGTTAAGTCAGGGCCAGAAAATGCCTGTGTCGGAGGGGTTGTGTTATCCAGAATAGCACACTTGATATCATCGGCTGCTTCCCAACCACCATCAATCAGATAAGCTAATGCCTCATTAAATACAACTACGTCACCTCTTGCCATTGTGTTTCTCCTAATTCTTTGGGTTTGCTTGGATTTCAGAAATTAATCCCAAGCTCGATCTTTTAATATTAAAGGTCCAAGGTACAGGCCCGGGTGTATTCCCAGAAACTATCGTGGTTTTCCCCGAGGAGCCTTTAGATGAACCTGTCTTGAGTACTCCGAATATTTCTTGTATTTGGTCAAGTCTTCCTGAAAGCTCTCCGATCTTACTTTCGATAACAGAGAGGGAACTGTGGATTGACTCTGACTTAGCATACTCAGAATGCTGATGCTCAACAAAAGGATGTGAATGGTTTTCACCTACATACTCAGGATGACTGTGGTTCTTATCAGCCATTGTCTTAAACTCTGGATGAGTATGCTTAACCTTGGCCATGTCTGCATGACCGTGGTTCTCCTTAGCTAACTCAGGATGAGCGTGTTTCTGCATCGGAGGTACAGGATGTGAATGAGATAACTGACGATCCTTCCAGAGGTTTGTATCCCTCTTCAGACCATCGATCTCATCACGTACCTCAGCCAAGACCTTAACCAAACTGTTAACAGTCTTGTACATCCGATTTATTGCTTCTAACACATTGATTTCAGCCATAACAATACCTTATCCTAGATACCTAGATGTAAACACTAAGTAAATTGTGACCGATGCATTGTTAACTGCATTATTCGCGATACTCAAAGTAAGACCACCCACGACAATATTTGAAGTATTATCAGGAGCTATTACATTTGTAGTTGCATTATCTACAGCATTCGCGCCACTAGTGGCAACCAAGTTAACACCGGTGATTGAATCTGTCAGGCTTAGATCAGAATCATCTGTCGGGCCTGTAGCACCGGGAACTATCGTTGCCTGTACAAGTCTCTTACTTCTTTCCTCAAGTACAACATCGGAAAAGTCTGGTGAGTCTGATGCGCAAGTCATACTTACGGTTAGAACTTTAAGACCGTTGCTATACTCTTTTGGTGTTACTACGTTTGTTGATGCCATGGTTAGTGCCCTCCGAACATCTTAAGTTTGATTGCTGCCCATACTGCAGCGAACCCACCAATAAAGCTGAAGGTTGAGACCAGAGTGCTGTTAACTAAGCCCCAGATTTTATGCTTTCTTTCAATAGCATCAAATCTTTTTCCACAGTTTTCTGCCCTCTTTTCACAGCGTATTGGTACGTTCTCTTGCATACTATGGACATAATCGAAGAGAACATCCAGTTTGCTTGGGATATCCATAGCTTTAAATGTATCTTTTGTTATACCGGAAGTCATCTCCAATCCCTTTCCCCGGCCTTACCTGTGCCCACCACAGAACCGGAGTGTTGAAGTTAGTAGAACATCCCGAAGAACTCAGGGTTGCTCTTGGTTAAATGTTCAACCTCATCAATCAATCTCTCAGGGACTTGCTCGTCGTGCTCCCCAATACTATTGAGAGGCTTCCATTGTGTAGTGATATTAAGGTTGTACTTTCTGTTAAAACAATCCAAGTAGTCCTGCCTATACTCTGAGTCAATAGGTAGGAAGTTTATATTGTACAGTTGATTTGCAGTTATGATCCCCCGATACAGTTTTGGTACAAAGTCTGGTTCGAAGTACTGCCAGACATCGGGGAGGTTGTCTCCGCCTACCACAGCGTTGAGGTCCACCGGCTGTCGTGCTTGCCAGTTTGCCCATGATATAATGGTTGTGATAGGATGTCTCATAGGACAGACTATTTCGTAACCCTGATCCTCCATAATCTCAAAGATCGTCAGTCTGTAACTATGAGAGACATAGTAACTGTTTCCGTTCTGTTCATACGGAATGTTCATTTGCTCTTTCAGCTTGGGGACTGATCCCCCTAGTAAATCCAAAACAAAGTGAGTCCCGGTATGAGGAATACTAAGTATTGCCCATTTCATTTTGCTATTTGGTTCCCAAAGAATAGACCGGCTATTGCGTAGCCCATGTGAGTAAGCAGTGGTGTCATTACGATACCACCATTAAATGTATACCAGTTGAACTTCTCGTGCGGATCGCTGAAAAACCAGAACCCAGATACACTCTCCGACAGCCCTACAGTGATAGGTAGGTCTGGGAAAAAGATAGGAGCTATCATTGTACTGAACAGTATAGTACCGATAACACCCAATGCGATAATCCGTCGGGTAATATGAAACCCCTGAGAACCCTGTGTCCTAGCTTTCTCATAGATTTCTGCTTGGGCCTGACCACGAGTGACAGCGATCTCGAACATCTGCTGACGTTTCTCCATTGACTTAGAGAATAATGTAGTGAAAGCAGAAGCTACGAAACCGGCACCCATTGTTATTAGTTCTAAGGGGATAGGCATATTAATCACCAATAATAAGTTTCTTTAAAAGTTTATTCCACAGTTTTTTGAGAGCCATGACCCTGACATATACATAAGCATTAAGCTCATTCCAGAGTCCTTTGAAGTAGTCGATTAAATCTTTATCCTCCATGATACCTCCTTACACCCAGAGGTAATCAGTTCTCCTTACCTGTCTAGGTGCGACTACAGCATTGTGCTTCCGCAGTGCTTGGTTATAGAATGTTAATGATATTGCATCGGGTATATCCGGGGAGTCAAGTCCTTTTGCTTTGATCTCCTTTTTACCAATCATTTGCAACTGCATCTTGTTGTTGTATCCGTATTCCATGGAGAGGAACTGTGAGAGTACTGTGTCATCCTTCGGGATATCGGCACCATTCTCGAGCCACAGTTTTAATTCTCCATATAATTGTGATCGTAAATTAAAATAGGTTCGCGGTTCAGTTGATTTCTGTGAGACTACTACTGAGTGAACAGGGAGGCCAAGCTCTTTAGCTCTATCATAGACACCGGAACCAAGCCCGATTGCATCTATGAAAATACCACTAGCCATCCACTTCTGATGATACTCTACCAGTTTACCAACAACCTCCATGTTATCCAACCCAGAGAACGGTGTGTACTCAAGGAGCTTAGGTCCCTGACGGAGGGCAAAGATTGTTTTGTCATCACCGAACCGGGCCACGTCCACCCCAACCAATCTCGGATAAGCCCCGAATATTTGAGGGGGTATGAATCTAGCCATGGCCTCGTTGACAGAATCAGTGTTGAAGAATTGAGCAGAGGCTCGTCTTGGAAATCTCCCAAGTACACGAACCCTGAAGATATCAGAGTCTTCCCCATATGTATTCTTCATTTCCTCGATCCACTCAGCAGAGAGGATTGGTGACTCGTAGGCTGAGAAGAACAACCTGTCCCACCCCTCCATTTCCTTAGCGAAGATTTCCCAGAATCTTCCGGAGCTGCGAAGTGGGTTGCTTGTTAAGATAAACCTACCACCTGCATAACCACCGATGGCAGTACCGAGGGTACCCAAGAGTAGATCAAAGATTTTCTCTTCGATACCCGAGGCCTCATCAGCGAGGATAATATAGTTCTCAGCGTGTCCACCTTGGAGGTTCTCCTCGTGTTCTGCGGAAGCTGTAACTAAAGATGCAAATTGAAATCCCTCTTTACCTTTGAGGGCTATCTTATCTTGTGTGATAATGAATTGATCTCTGAAGATAGGAGGCATACGAGAATGCCACTTATGTATCTCAGAGCTGAAAACTCGACGGAGTTGGTTGGCACTTGGAGATGTAATTAGAATACGACAGTCGTTCTGAGTGAGCAGGAATAGAAAGGTTAACCATACTAGAGTAGCAGTCTTACCGGCTCCCTGAGCACTAGAGGCTGCTGCCCTTGCTTTCTGTTTCCATGCTGCTACGATTAAACTTCTCTGTTGTGGTGTTGGATCAACATTGAATAATGATTTGACTCCCAATAGTGGGTCCTTAGACCAGAGAGCAATCAGCTTATCCATTTTCTGTTGTGGAGTCATTTCGTGCATCCGGATGCATTTATTAGATTATCGCAGTAGGCCTTAACCCACCATGGTACCTGTTCGTAGTTGATGTAACAAATGAAGATACTAGGGTATAGCTTCTTGTTCCATTCTTTCGCTGCCCTCTGGAAGACTTCCATCTCCGAGCAATCTAACAGGTTCGCTGTCTGAGTCACTAGGTTCGAGGGACCACTCCTCTTCTCCATCCGAGGAAACCGCTTGCTTAGCCATTTCCAAGAGCTTATCAAGTGCGTCACTGGCTTTGACCTCTTCAATTTTGATATTCTCTGTGAAAGCACCCTCTGTTTTCCCCAGTAATTCGATTGCCCGGATGATGTGTCCACGGTCTGAAGCTGTGCCACGGCCCACGGATATGATTTCTTTGAGTTGCTCAATCTGAGTTATGAGTTCTCTTTGGACTACTTTCTTAGAAGTCTTTACTTCTTCGAGCTTCTCATCTTGTAACAGTAAGATATACTGTTTGATATTTGGTTTCTCTCGGAGATACATCCCAAGATACTGCATTCTGATCGGTGTTTGTTCTCGTAAACAGGATACCAACTGGCTTTCCTTGAGTGCTATCTCGTTTGATCCAGTGTTAACATAGAGATAACAATACATTATTTCATGATCAGTGAGGACATCAGTGTCATCAGGGGATAACATATCCCGCAATACAGGTAAGATGAATTCAGTCTTAAGGGCATTCTTGATTGTATCTACGCTTAATGATGTTTTCTGTAGGTTAGCCATGTAGTGTAACTCGTATGCTGTGTTCAACCGTTCCCGGTACAGTTGGATTCCATTACGAAGTGTATCATATGTAACATTGTGTTTCTCTGAGAGTTCTCTGTAGTTCAATCCGAAGCAGAACTCATTGATCATCTTTAGTTGATCTGCGAGCTTGAAGGTACTGAATGGCAACTTCCCTTGTCTAGCCCTGTCTTTTTTCCGAAGTTCCCAATGACGTTTCTTTCTCTCGTTCTTCTTACAGATGCCACAAGTCTTCCGTACCCCACTGGATAACCGGGAGGTTCTATAGTAGGCTAACCTCCCGCATTCACAGCGACATTCCCAGATAATCTCTTTACTACTTGAGCGTCTACTAGTGGGACCTAGAACCACTAGGGAACCAAAGGTGTGACCTGTTAGGTTGTTCATAGAGATAAGATAAGAGTTAAGATCAGAGTTAAGATCAGTGTAACTACAGTTACTTAAACCAACATTAGTATCCTTAGTGCTTACCAGTATTACTTATGCTTCTTTTAGATACTCTATATTATAATCAGTAAGATTTACATGGTTTATCAACCCCCTGTTTTCACTTTCCCCTATTTCCACGTAGAATCAATAAGATAAATTGATTGAGATTAAGTGGGATGAGAACCACCCTCTGTAATTCTGGGGGGTCCATAGAGAGAGGTACCATCCCCCCGCGATATGCCCGGGGTTCACCACGATCTAAGGGGTCCATAGGGGCCTCGCAAAGGCACTCCCCACCGGGGTTTCGAGGGGTTATCTACCAAATTCCGCGAGAGGATAGGTAGAAACAATATGGATTACCTTCGGACATCCCGAAGAATGCATCCGGATGCATAATCCGGTAAACCTTATCGTTCATAGGAGGATATGATTATGAACACTAGTACAATCACAGAGACGGCTAAGGCACTGAAAGCAGCAGGACTCGCAGATGAAGCTATCGCTACCATGCTAATGAACATGGCAGTTGATCCAGTTACTCCCGATCCTGCACCTGCTCCGAAGAAGAAACCTGCTAAGACTACTAAGTCTTTGACTGCTGATTCAATAGCAGTAACAGAGGACCTCCGGAGTATTGCTGATGATACTATCAGCTATGCATTGGCAGCAGGGGAGTCTGATAAGCAGGTCAAAGCAAAGGTCTGCGAGCTTATCTCCGAAGCAGGTATCCTGCACTGTAAGGATGCTGATGAAGGGTTCACTGCTTTCCGGAAGTTACTGGAGTCTGCAACTACGGTCCCTGATAAACTCGAGGCCCGGAACACTGGCAAGATTACTCCAGTACGGTTTACTTCCGGTCCGCGTAAGGGGCAGGTCAAATGGACTAACTTCACCGAATTATCAGTGCCTTACGAGCGTGGCCGTGAATTCATCTATGCATTCATTCCGATGCGCGATGATCAGGGCTACAAAGCGGCGGAGGAAAAACTCTTTGTCAACGGTGGTTTTGCTGCCAAGGAAATTATCCGCGCAACCATGAATTCGTACAAGGCCAAAAGGCCTGTCGATCCTGTAAAACAGTCAATTACCAATGCAAAGGCACTCAAAGGTGTCATCGATAAGTACGTTACCAAAAAGGCGGATGCCAAGAAGGTAAAAGCTGAAATGTTCCCCATTCTGGATGAAATCAAGGCCATGATCAACAAGACCTTGAAGTAATGCATCTGGATGCACGAATTCCTCTCGCTCCCTTCGGGGAGCAGAGGACTACCAATAGGTTATAGTCTGGATACAGGTCCTCCTCCTTTGCCTGTCTCATACCCTGATCTATTGGTAGTCCTTTGTTCCCCGATTTTATGCATCCGGATGCATGGTGTATCCTCTGATGCATAACTTTAACCCTTAGATCGCGTGGAATACGCGGAGGAGGAAATGTATGAATAGGAAAGAGGCTAAGGCTTTAATGGTTGACACTTTCATTGGACTTCAGGACTTAAAACAGGAGACTGTCTATTTTGTAGTTGGTGGTCCGGACTATGACAATGTTCCTGTTATTAATCCAAGAGAAACCGATGATGTTATCAATGGATGGTCCTATGAAGGGCTGCTCGAAGTGACTCGCAGGATGCTTGGGTATCTCGATGATCCTAGTGTAAACCTCTCTGATGCCAAGTTGTGTCCGTTCTGCATCTATATGGATCGGGACAACAACAACACGAACAAGAGGGAGCTTGGTCTGAATAACTGTGAGGATTGCGAATACCGTAAG